TGTAATGCTAGTTGTCCCTGCTACTGGGCTACTAACGCTTAGTACTTGAGTGTAGTCTACGTATTCACCTCTTAAATACATGTCTGTTGTAGGTAAAGAACCTATAGTTGGTGTAGAGAAGCTTAATGTCCACCTGTTAGTACCTGCGTCATAAGTTAAAGAATCATTAGTGCTATTATCTACAACCCAAGATGTTTGAGGTTCTCCGTATATACCTGGAGCACCTGTAGCTAAATTACGATCCGAAGATCCTATTGTAAAATCACCTATTGTTTGATTTAACAAAAGCAAAGCCGCGTCACCAAACCAAGACTTTACATCTAATGAATCATTAGCGTCGTAGTACGGGTGGAAAACAGTTGATCCGCCAAATATAGTACTACCTTGAGAGGCTGAAAGCGTATCGTATGTAGATAAAATAACCGAGGATTGTCTTCCAAATTTATCTGATAAAACAAAACCTATTTGATAAGTTCTATTTTGTTTTATTGTGTGATTAGGATATTCTGCCCAAGAAGTATACAAGTCATTTTTTTCTTGCACTGTACAGTTGTAGTCAAGCGTATCGTAAGGTGTGTGCTTGTCTCTAAAGTTGCCATATATAACTCTATTACCAGCAACAGATTGTGCTAATGCTCTAACTGGTACTTTATCATAAACCCTAGTTGTTTGTCCTTCAGTTAACGTTTTATATGGTTTTTCAGATTGATATTCATAAACATAAACATCTTCGTCCATTTCAGAAGCCATAGTCGTACCTGATATGGTTTTTAAAACCTTAACAACTAAACCATTTGATTCTTTATATAGTATGTCTATGTTTTTTATCTTATATTCTGTAAGTACGTTTTTAGAGGTACTACCTCCTAAGTTTTGATTTGTACCGACTCCAGGCAAAGGTATTCTTAATTTAACATTATCCACGTTGTTCTCGAACCACTTAACAATAGTACTTTCATAAGCCTGTGTTTCGTTTCCATTTAGAAAAAATCCAGATTGTTGAGGTATAAATGCTATTTGGGTAAAAGGAGACATTAAAGAATATTCACCATCATCAAATTGAAACCTATACGCAAATCTAACGTATTTATCTTCTAAATATCTAGGATCACCAGGCCAACTAGTATTACCACTTTCGTTTGTCATTGTAGTTTCAATAAACCTAAGCCTTTGCCCAACAACAACAACGGTAGCAGGATCTGCATTAATAGTTACAGTGTTTGTAACTGTATCTATAGCTGTTACTCTTATATATTCACTACCAAGTATACTTTCTGATCCTACGTTTTGAGCAGCATTGGAAACTACAAACATATCAATAGATATACCGGTAACTGTTTCTAATATAAAATTCTTAGTATCTGTAATTGTAACGACAGTAGTATCTACCTCTTTATAAAGTTCAGGAGGATTTGTCGGCATATATTTAGCTACAGATATTTGACTTTCTTTAGTGTAATAGTTAGGGTTTGATAAAGCTGTAGTTACGTTTATTTTTCTAGGTTGATTTCTATTATCAGTCCAAAATAATAAATTCTCTACTAAATTTATTCCTGTAACTTGCCAACATCTGTTTTTAGCTAAATTTAAAAACTTACCTTCAACTAAAGTACTATAAGTATTATTATTAAGATCAAGAACAGTTATTTTCATTTCTACAGCAGTAGATGCTGATGGATAATTTATCGTTTGGCAAGTAGCGTCTACATCAGTATAGTCTGTTAATATTTGAAATATTCTATTACCAACTTCATCTTCAAACTTACCTATACATTTTAAATTAGCATTGCTAGAGGTTGTAGGCGGGATTAAAATATTACCTAATATATTCTCAAGCGAACCAACATCATTGTCTTCTGATCTACCTACAGATATATTCAGAGCATCTCTATATTCACCGTTAGGCAATATTCTATCATCAAGATCTTTATTCATCTTGGATTTTAGAAAAGTATTTTTAGCTTCTGCCATGTATTATGATTTTATCCATTTAGATTTACCCCTCATTACTTGTACTATTTCTTCAAGCTTTATATTAGATAATCTTATTTTTGCGTTTCGCAATTTTGAACTCTTGTCTTTTCTTAGTCTTTGAACTACATACTCTTGTTGGTTTGCTCTAGTAGATATTATAGAATAAAGTATATAAGCGTACATTGCCTCTTCAGCAAGCTTAGGTAACTTAGTGTCTAAATCAGTAGCTAAGCCGTCTGATATGTATTCTAAAACAATTAACTTGTCTTTTAAGTTTGCTGAAAAAGATACTTTACCTTCTCTTTCGTTCATATTAAACCAGCCATTGTACTGTGAGTACTGAGGATCCATTCCATACATTTGGCCTCTTGTTGCGCCAAAGAAAGAACCTGGGTAGTCCCAGTTGTAAGCCCATAAATCATTAGTGAAATCTTGCATTGTCCAACTCCCGTTTATTAACTTGTCATTAGCGCTATGCCATCTTTCTTGAACTATAGATGTTCCCTCTAAATCATTACCAAAATTATCTTGCGTAGGTATTCCTTGATTATCTTGCAACTGAGTATTGAAAGGACTTATTGTTAGATTATTAGCTGGATATATAGGTCTTTTTACTCCTTGCCCATCGATCCAAGACATAGCCACGTAATTAACGTAGTCTTGAGGAAGAACTAGAGTCAAACCCTCAGGTATTGTTAACTCAGAAGATTTAATACTTTTTAAAGTATCATAACTAAATTCTTGCATACCTCTTTTTGCGTGAAAGATAACATCTGTTCTTTTAGCGTCTGGTAGTAATTTACCAGTACCAACATATCCTACTAAAAAGTTATTTACTATGTCAACTAGTTTTACGTATTTGTAACTACCATAGTTATCTTCTACGGTTTGACCATATGCTTTTTCAGCAGGCGTAGAACCGTATTTACCACCATCTAGTATTTTTAATTGAACTACTATATACAAACCATTAGCGGGTATCGCATTGGCTGGAAAAACAATTGAATTATCTGAAATAGAAAACTCTGTAATGTATTCAGACCAAGATCCAGGAAAACCACTAGTACTAGTATACACTTTAAAATTATTTAATGCGTAGTTTTCAGCACTAGGATTCCAATTACCTAAATATAAGTCAGTATCAAAAGTTGTAGTAAAGGTTCTATTAGCCCCATCACCTACAAAACCTTCAGCACCTTGGTAGTATTGTTGACCAGTTTCGTTTAGTAATCCGTTATTTGGAGGTTGTATAGCCATGTTTTATATTTTTTCGTTTTGGTTATCCATAGCAACCTGTTGAGCTGCGCTTTGTATTAACTGCGGATCTTTAACTATGACACCAGCGTACATTAGTATTCTTAATACTATTTCAGTTTGCTCTGTTGGATGTAATTCAAAGTTTACAGAACTACTAGCATTGTAAATATACTGATAAGCTGGAGCTGTTGCTGTAAAGTTCCACATTGGGTTTAGTGGTTTTCTTAAGTAAGTACAAGATAAATCACTCTGTATAGTTGCTGGTGATACAAATATTTGTCTATCTTTATATCTGTAAACAGGAAAAGAAGTAGATGGTTTTGTTATAGGTGATAAATTTAGTTCTAATAATTCATTAGGTTGAACATATTGAACAGGTGTTTCATCTTTATGTATAACAGTTCCTAGTTTATAAAAATCAAACTCATTAACTGTTAATATTAAAGCTCTGCCAGCTGTAGGTACGTTAGTTAAACTAAGTGTAAGACCAGATATAGTCCAATCAGTAAATTCAGCTAAAGGTTGTTGAATACCATTAGCGTCTTCTAAGGTAACGCTTGGTTGCCCAGCGTCTAATTCATCTGCTGTAATAGTAGTTACTACATACTGCTGAGCTGTTGTTGTGTTAAATGTTTGAGATGTGGTAGTACCTGATACTGTTGGTACGCCAAAATAAGGGCCTACGTAAGGACACGTGCCCGCTTCTTGAAAGAGCGCAATTTTTTCTTGCGTATTTTTTACACGATCTGAGTATTCAGAGTCGTTATCTGGCACACGTAATTGTTGATTTAAATCTTCAAAATAAGACTCGAATATTTCAAGCTGCACTTGTGCGCCTATTCTATTAAATTCATCAGGAGTTAAATATCCCCTTTGTTCTTTATTGAGAATAAGTAAAACTGTTTGATAAACTTGATTTACGTTTATTGCCATTATATGTTTTTTTTTTAATAATTAGGTGACCACAAAGTGATCACCCATTATTATAATCACCTGTTAAATCATTTTTTTCTCTATTGATTTAAATACTTCTACACCTTCGTCTGTTTTTAAATAAGCAGCAAAAGCTGAATAAGGATTTTCATCAAACGGAACGTTCATTAGTTTTCTACCGTTAGACGCCCAGGATATTTGCCTTTGATCTTGAGACAATAAAATTATTCCAAGTTCAGCTGATCTAACCGCAAAGTTTCTCAACATCACGTTTTCGTCATTAGCTAAATCTAAGAACAACTTAGGATTGTTTTTAGCAAATATTAATAAATCTCTTTTTAGTTCTTTAGAACTCATCTTATTAACCCTAGAGCCAATCTCTACTCTCATGATTGCTTCAGCTTGATCTATTTCTATTTCCCTAGCAGCATTTAATGCATCTATTTCTATATTTAAATCAGCTAATTGATCTTGAGCGATTGCTTGAGGTTTGTGTTCTAGGTATTTTTTACCTAATAAAGGGTGGTATATAGATAGCATTTTCTGCAAAGCTTGCTGTTCTTTTGGAACCTGCAAAACACCATCGGTAAAAGATATATGCCCCATTGTTGCTTCACCTTTTTGCTCATCAACAAATACAGATGCTTGATTTGTAGCATATCTCAACTCTCTTTGAGATCCTGTTTCTTCGTCAAACCATAGTAGAGCGTGTTTTTTTGTATGCTTACTAGGTATTGTTAATGTTAATGGTGAAGAGTTATCTTTTAAAAAATATCTTCTATCTTTTATCTCCCAACCAGTTTGTTGGATTTTTTCTTTTTTTTCCATGATATAATATAATAAAATTAATAAAAGTAATAATTACCCCCGTTGATATAACGAGGGTAAGAATTACATTAATTTACTCTAGATTCCTTTGAATAATACAAAGTTGTTTCTAGCTTGAGTTACTAAACATCTTTCAGATAAGAAGTTAACTTCCATTGCATCTAATGTAGAAGTAAACGCACCACCAACTGAACCAGTTAGCCATGATTTCATTCGTCTGTCATCAGCTTGAGAAGCTCTGTATCTTACGTGTAAGAAAGGACGTCTAATGTTTGTACCTAAGATTTGGTCATAAACAGTAGAAGTACCTGCAGGAACTAATACTCCTTCAATTGAAGCAGGACCAGTCATTGCACCACGCGTTGAAGCGTCGTTTAAGTATTTCCAATCTGTCTTGTAGAAATCATAAGAACCTCTACGGAATCCTGAGAATCCTAAGTTCAATGCCATTTCTTCAGAGTTTTCGAAAAGACCAAAAGCAGTACCACCTGCATAACCTCCAGAGATAGAAGCTAACATATCGTCAAAATCAAGAGCAGTGTTTCTGTTCAAGAATAACATGTTTTCTTCGATAGCTCCTTGAGTATCTAGGTTTTTAAGTATTGCGTCGAAAGCGTCGATACCAGCAGCAGCAGTAAATCCTACTTCTACGTTACCTCCGTTTTGGATAGCAGCAAATAAACCTTCAGTACCAATGATACCTACACCAGCAGCTCCAGCAATAGGAGATACAGCAGCGTTTTTAAGTTCACCTTCAACCATAGACATTTCTAAGTAATCTTCGAAACGTAGTCTAGTTTCAGACTCAGCTTTTAAATACCATAAGTAACCACCTGTTCCATCTTCAGTAGCAACTTCTACCCAACCGATCTGAGCAGTGTCAGAACCATTGATAGAATATTGGCTTCTAATGATAATAGGATTGTTGCTAAAAGTAGTAAACGCAGGGTTTACAGTAATCATAGGGTTAGCACCTCCAATTGCGTTTGCACCAGAAATAGCTTGAGCTGAACTCTGTCCTTTTTGGTAATCAGAACCATATACAAATACTTTAACTAAACCAGTTAGACCGGATAGATCAGCAGCAGTATAAGGTTGTACAGATATAAGACCAGTAGCGCTATTAGAAGCATCTACAAAACATTTTAATTCACCACCAAAGTCGTCCATAACTACAACCGTAGAGGCTGGAGAAACAACGTTTGACACTTGTGTGTTTGCACCACCGTTAGTAATATCAATACCTAGATTTGCACCACCACCAGAGTTAGCAGCGATTGCACAATCAGCATAAGATATGTGTAAACGATTTTGTTCAGACCAAATTACTTGATCAGAAGTCATAGGCATTTCAGCGCCTACCATTCTTAAAAATCCGGATAACGTTCTGTTACCGTATCTTTCTACTTCAGCTTCGTAAAGCTCTGGTAAATATTGCTGAGCAAAATTTCCACCAGCAGCACCATCGAATGTAAGATAGTTCTGTTGAAGTAATTGTTGAGTTTGAGAAGGTACTATACTTCCAAACTGTGGGGATAAAGCCATAATTTTAATTTTAATTAGTTAAACTTTTTTGTTTTTATTTTTAATTTTGATGAATCTAAACCACTAATCGACTTTACTTTTAATCCATTTATGAAAACATTTCCATCGGCAACTTGCCTAGGTCCGTCTTGCGCTGGATTTTTAGAATTTGTAATAACACCTTTGATGCCATCCGCTTTTCCTTGTTCGTAAAAATGATGAGCTAGTTTATCAGCATTCATTGCAGCGTACATAGCCTTGTGATACCCACTTGGATCTATCATATTTCCGTCTTTGTCTAAATACTTACCTACGAAATTCTGAACATCTATTTGGGTTTCACCTACCTTAGCTGGGTCTTTAACACCGTATCTAAATTTCTTATCCCCCACATTAAAATCAAAACCTTTGAATTCTTTATTGAATAATCTTTTAGTACGATCTCTAAAATCACCGTGTTGTGCTTGAGCTTTTTCTTGCTGCTCTTTATATCGGTCATAAAAGCTTAACGCTTCTTGCTGTTCTTGAGTTACGCCCGGTCTCAACTTGATATCGTCGTAATATTTACTCTTAGAACTTTCTAAGTATTGTTTTGCTTTTGCAACTTCTTCTTTATAAGCGAGTTTCTTTTTACGTATAGCTCGCTCTTCATCTATATCCTCATCATACTTAAAATTATCTTCCATTAAGAAAGCTATTTCTTCTAAGTCTAAGTGTGGTTTGGATTTAAGATAATATTCTTTTAAAACCTCTGAGCCATTAAGCTTAGAGTAATCTTTGTTTAATGCCACGTAGTCTTCTACGCTTCCACCTGTTTCCTCCATAAAAGAAACTAGTTTTTCTACATTTTCCGGTAAAGGTTTTCCTAAGATCTGCTGATCTCTTACAGCTTCCTTAGCTTCTTGTTTAACCTCTTTAACTTCTTCATCGGTTATTTCTTGGAGTGGGGTGACTTCTTCAACAGCCTCGCTGGGCTCTTGTATTTGTTTGTCCACTTCAACCAAATCTCCGGCTTGTTTTTCTTCAGGAACACTTCCTGTTTCTCCGATACGAATGGCATTATCTTCTTTTGGTATTTCAACCTTTACAACATCTGGTATAATTTCACCTGTTGCTTCTGGTTTTGTTAAATCTACTTTTACAGGATCATTACCACTAAGGTGTCCTAAGTTTTTTGGTGTTTTCTTTTTTTTAATTTTAAAATCACCTTCTTGTTTGACTTCTTGAGTCGTTGTGTTTTCTGACATAATATAATATAATTAAATAATTAAATAATTAAACTTTAGGCATTAACTCTTCTATGTTAAATCCTAAGTTGTTTTCTCCTGTATTTTCAAAATCAACAGGGTTAGAGTCATTTTGTCTCTGCTGTATCAATTTACTCTGTTGAGTACCTTGCATTTTTAATCTTTTATCTTTACGATCTTCAATATCTTTCTCTTTAGAACCTTCAGCTCCTGTTTTTATTTGAGCTAATTGAAATTGATAACCATACTCTTGCTGCATTAATTTAGCTTTTATCTGCATTTCAGTTTCCATTCTACTTATTTCAAATTGAGACTTAGCTTGCTCTATACTAACTTTTTGTTGAGTTAATGCTGCTTGTTTTTGAGTTTCTGCTAATGCAGTTTGCTCTGCTGTTTTAGCAGCTGCTTCACCTTGAGCAGCTATCATTCTCTCTTGATTTGCTCTTTCTCTAGCTAATTTCTTTTTACGTTTTTGTTTTAGTAATTGATTTGCTAGTTTTAGATTTTTAATTTGACGAATATCTATAGCGTCTTCTAAGTCAATACCTCCAGACTGCAAGGCAACTTGGATGTTTTGTTCTAGCTGAGCTTTCTCTTCATCGTCAGGTTCTAGCTCTAAGAATATACCAAAGTCATGTAAGTTTAAATTAGATATCTCTCTTAATGTTTCTACATTATATATAGATATACCTTCTATTAAAGCATTAGCTGTTAAAGGATAACTTAAAGCATCTGCTAGTTTTAAAGATATGTTTTCACATATTTTTAAAGCAATATATAAGCTACCTTGATTTATATGTTTTGTAGCTATATTAGATTGATTAGCTGCCATTTTAGCAAGACCTACTAAAGCATCTTTATCAGGTAAACTACCATCTCTAGCCTCGTTAAGACCCGTGACATCACGTATCATTTGTAAATAGTATTGATACGTTTGTATTAAAGCTGCTAGTTTTTGACCACCAGCAGATGACTGTAATTCTTGAATAGGTATCTTGCCTCTATTTGGATCACCATCTTGTGTCAGTGATCTACCGACTATACTACCTGTTTGGAAATACATATTCAACGCTTCAGCTGGATTGTAGTTTGTTCCATTACCTAGATCAACTTCTGCTAAACCGTCCATATCTAAGAACACCCCATCTGGAACCATTCTAGCTAGTACTTGCTGCATCTTTAAATGCGTTAACTGTATCATGTCTGCAAAACCTGTACATCTACTTACAATAGATTCTATTCTACCTTTGTACATTCTTGGCGCAACTATAGAATAATTCATTTCTACTTTAGTAGTATCAGCAGCTGGTCTTGTCATATTTTCTGCTAGCTCCCACTTAAGCATTGTGTTTGTTCCTAACACTTTAGCTCCAGTGTATAATACTTCTATACTTCTACCGACTCTTTCAAACCCATCATTTGGCGGAGGATTAAATTCGTCTGTTTTTTCTATTATTTTTTCTAAACCGTTTTCAGTTCTTTTTAATTTAAAAACCTGATTCATGTAAGTTTTATATTCAAAATACATTACTTGAACCGTATTGTTGTCATAGTTGCCCCACCCAGTTATATACTGCCTGTTACCAGGCATTTCTTGAATTCTTTGTAATTCTTCTTCTGGAATATTAGGAAACTGCTTCTTAAGCTCTGGTATAGTTATTGATTTAACTTCACCAACATAGTATATGTCTTGAAAATTAGGATCTTCTGTGTAAGAGTATACTAAATAAGAAGGATCAACGTAGTCTAAAGTTATGCCATTAGCTACATTAAAACTAGTTTTTGCACATGCTATTCCGCATACAACAAGATCTTCATTTAATCTTCTTTTAGTAAGTTCCCATTTATTTTTAGCTAAAGTCTGCGTTATAGCTTCTTCTTCCGCTATTTCAATAGCTTGTTTATAACTTAACTGTAAATGTAACTCTAATTCTTCTTTTGTTTCTGGTAAATCTGCGGGAGGAATACTTGTTCTTTGTAATTGAACTCCTAGTAAATCTTCAGCAGCTTGCATTTGTTCCTTAGCAAACATATCTTCTGCAACAGCGGTTGCATACATAGTTCTTTTCTTTACAGAAGCAGGATCTTGAGAATAAGCTTTTATGTCATATTCTTTACTAGATATACCGTTTACAACAATATCAACAAACTTAGATAATATAGGAACTGGCTTCCAGTCTAGATTTAAGTAGCTTAAGTCACCGTTTATTGATAGTTCATCTTTGTATTTTTGAACAGGTTGTTCACCTCTAGCATATAATCTTAAGTGATGAAAATTATTAAAACTAGTAAGATATCTATTACCATTAGTTCGGCCTTGATTAAACCACTCTGTCTCAATAGCCTGCGCCACTTGTGAACCATATTCTAACGAAGCTTTTTCATAATCCGGTACTACCTGACTAGGAAAGGCGCTATTTGAGTTAGTGTACATTTTCATTTATTCAATTATTTTTGACATTGTTCCTTTATTATTATATCTTTTAAAACCAAGATCATAAGTTTTTCTTGTAATTGTAGGTATTGGTCTATATTTGTTTTTATTGCAGGCCATTATTGCTAGGCCAGAACTTATAGAAGCATCATGTTTTGTTCTGTTATTTATATTAAATTTAGACCAATCGTTTAATGTTCTTTGAAAGTAAACATCTCCATATGTTCCATTTTGTTTTAAACCTACAAAATCTTCTATATATGATTCTATAGCAGCTGCGTGAGCTTGTTTAATATCTTCTGATGAATTAGGTATTCCACCTATCTCTCTTTCTGTAATAGATAGTTTTAATTTATCCGGTCTATTCATTGCAAAACCTCTATAACCTCTTCTTTTAAAATGATACAGTAATCTAGGTTTATTATTTTCCGCTAATATAGGCATTCCATAAAAAATACAAGCCATTAAAACATCTTCAAAAAACATTTCAGCGGTTTGAGGTCTTGCTATATATTCTAAAAAGAAATGATTCGCAGGAGCGTTCTCCATGCTAAACTTAGTTAGACCATGCAAAGATCCATTAGAACCTCTGCCATCCACTGTTCCTGATATGTCATAAGAGTCACATCCAAAAGCTCCCATGTGTTCATTAGCTGGGTATTTTATACCTCTTTTAATTATAATCTTATTTTGTTGACTAACATCTGGCACCCATGATAAATAAAATTTACCATTATTTTTAGGTGCAAAAAGAACTCGTGTATCTTTTATTCCGTTTTCCCAGTAAAAATCTCCTCTTGTTACTAGCTTTGTTTTACCAACATCACCATTGTAATCTATTTGCTCATAAATCTTAGTTAAATTAAATAACGAAGATTTAGCTTCGTCTCTAAAAGCATGCTCTTCAGTTCTTGGAAATTGTCTATAGAATTCATTTAAAGCGTCTTGATCTTGCTTTAAACCATCTACTTCATTTTGCCAATATTCTATTACCCCTTGTTTTATTTTTACTCCGTGAGGGTCTTCAACCGGTTTCTTTGGTGTGTCGAATACAGGTACGCCATGAGAATCAATGTATCCTTCGTAGTTCCATTCCATAGGTATGAACAAAGAATAGAGTCCGCTGCGAGTCTGTCCATTGGCGTTTCTTTCTGTAACATCTGAGTCATAGTATAATTTCTTGAAGTTATCACCTCCTTTGTCTAAAGCATTAGATGTTGAACCCATCATACACTTTCCAATAATTCTACTACCTAATCTAAGGGTGGTTTTCGTAACGCGCCAGTTGTTGAGGATGTTGTTCGGCCTCTCCCATTTACCGGATTCATCGTGGACGAGGAGTTTGAGTTTCTCCCCATCATAGGCATTGTCGCCCGTGTTTTTCCAATCGATAGTGGTATCGAGTCCCTCGAGATCGGCCGCGGTCTCGTTGGCGATGAGTTTCCTCCTGGTGAATTTGGACGCTGGTACTCTATAGGCAAGTTCGGTTTTGGGACGGTCCATTCCGTCTTGTATCGGTTTAAAAAAGAACGGATAATTGACCGATATTGGTACGACTTTATCAGTGAACATTGTCTTCGCGTCGGCCCCAGATTTGGACAATATTCCGTATCGTGAATCGGAATTAATAGTTGCAAGATTAACCACCTCTCCTGATGCCATAAAAGAAAATCCCGATCTACGGTTTTTGAGATAGCACATTCCATAACACCTGACATCGGCTTTACAAGCTTCCCAGAATATAAAGAATAATCTGTTTGCTTCCCTAAAGTCTGGTTTCCCAACATCAATTTTGGACCACTGCAGGTACATATAGTGAGTACCAGTAAGGTAAGTAGCCACACTTTTATTATAGAACCAAAAACCTTGTTCTCTTCTATTAAATTCTTTATCAATATAATCATACCATTTTTCTTTAAAATCAACTGGGTATTCTTCCCAATCAAAAATTGTTTTGATTTTTTTGAAATCAACTGGTAGTGTTTCTCTATTCCATTTGTTGTTTTTAAATTTAACAACATCTTTAGGAACCTCAGGTAGCCCTATATATAAATTTTGTATTTTATATATTTCACCTATTTTTCCTGTTTTAGATATAATAACTATATCATGTTCTTCATTATAACCATACTCCCACTTGTTATACCTATTCATTCTTTTTAGAACTTTAGGTTTTATGTGGTCTTCAACAACAGTAAAAAGATCTTGCGTATACATTATTTAGATCTTCCTTCTGCAAAACCTTTAAAAGCTTTTTCTTCTTTAACTTCTTTTGGTTTTTCGTTTATAATATTTTCTTCTTCTTGTATTCTTTGTAATATTTCAAAGGCATCAAATATAGCTAATTTTTTAGTAGCCGCGGCATTCTTAAGTCTATCTGCTGAGATGTCAGGGCCAAAATCTATAATGGGCTCTTTAGCGACCTTTATTAGTTCTTCAACCGCTACTTGCCCAGCTTGGATTATACTCTTCTTGGTTTTCTTTATTTCCATATTTAATTACAATATCATTAGATTTCATACAATATAAACGCTCGTTCTCTACATTAAAATCATATTCCCCATAAGGAGTATAACCAACACAGTCTCCCTCGTTTATTCCTAGCGCTTCTAAGGAACTATTACCTATTTTAAGTATACCAATAAGGTGCTGTTCTTTATTTGTTGTTAATTTGTCCTTAGATTTTAAAGGTTTAACAAAACATCTATCGTTTACAGCTTTCCATTTGTTCTTATTTTTATATAAGTATATTTGATCAAGAGCACAAAAAAACAGATCATCTTTAAAGTAAGATCTTGATTTTTTCTTTACACCTTGCATACTATAAAAAGTTCTAAAAACATTATGGTGTATTAACACTAAATCTCCTTTTTTTATAATAGTTTCATAAGCAGCTGGAGTTTCAATAACCTCTGCTACATTATTTACGAATTTAAAACTCTCAATTTTAGTATTTAATATAAGTTCTTTGTCACCTATTGTTTTTTTATTTTCATAAGTATCACCTAGAGGTTTTACTATAAAATCATAAAGGCTTTTCATTAATACTCTAAATCATATTCAATGGATATAGCCATGTTAGAATTAAACTTCTTCCACGGCAATACCTCATTGTTTTTCTTTATGTGAATATTATAAGAATTATCTTTCTGGTCTTGAGTTATATAGGCAATTTCATGACCACCATAGACACTTTGTCCAACAGAGTAGTGCATAGCATCGCTTTTATAATCAGCACCTATACTGATTTTTCTTATTACGTTAGTCATTAGTCCTCAGCTTTAACAACAGCTGTTTCACCATCATCATCTTTCTCTATTTCAGTGTACTCACCTGTTTGTATGTTTATATTAATAGAACCGTATTTGTCTTCAAGAGCTTGTTTGTTTTCTTCTATTTTAGGAAGTAGTACGTCTAATTGAGATAAAAGCGTGTGCTTTCTCACGTCAGACAAACCTAATTGCTCTATTATTTTTTGATAATTTACTTGTTGTTCTTGAACAACTTTTAACTCTTCTTCTGTAATTTTAAAGCTTTCTGCCATTTTATTTAATTTAATTTAGTGAATTGTTGAAGCATACCATTCGCTTCTTTTGTTAATATATTATCTTCTAATCTGTACTCGGTAATAAATTTTACATTATTAATATTGTCTTCATACTCTGTTTGAACTAAACCGTTTTTTTCATATAAAAAACTTTCTTTAATGTTAAACTTGTCACCTAACTTAAAGTTCCAAAATTTTAAAGATTTAATAATCTTGTCGTGATACACAACTAAAACAGTTTCATCGTTATTGATGTCTTGCCATATTCCAGCAAATTCTTTTCTATCTTGTGAATACATTAAAATAGAACAGAATAAACATAATGATAATATTAGTTTTTTCATTTTATTAGATTTTATTTAATTTAATTAATACTCTTACTATTTATTATTACTTATAGATTTGAATTTTTCCACGCCTCGTGATCCAAAATAAGCTATATAAACAGTTGTAAGTAACTGCTTTAATAATCCAATCCACTCTTGTTCTACAGTAAAAGATATTTCATGATGACTATCAACCCATATAAAAGCTATAGCCATAATAGATAAAAATATTAAAGCCATAGGTCGTGTGTTTTTAGAAAGCCAAGAATCTGATTTCATATCGCTTTCCCAACGCCTTGTTATTTGACTCTCTGCCTCAGCGTTAGCCTTATCCATGATTTCTTGGATTTGCTTTTTAATTAGCAGCTTTTCTTCTTTCGTGGTTGTAAGCTTATCAATGACGTCACCAACTTCTTTGATGACGCCACCTGTAAGCCATTGAATTATTTTTTTCAAAATTTATTATTGTTTATTTTGACCATCTCTATACATAGTATTAATCTCTTCTCTACTGAAAAGATTGCTATTACGTCTACTTGTTGCAGCTGCCCTACCTCCTGCTCTACCTGCAGCGGCTTGTCCTGCTTCCGTCAGTTGGTGGAATCGAGGCATTTTATCTAACGTTTGGTTTGCTTTTCTAATAGAATCATTACCGGCTGCAATTTGTGCCTCTTCTCTATCAAAATTCAAAGTCTGTGCTCTATTTTCATTTGCAATATTAGCTTGAAGAAGTGTCTCAGCCATTGAGTTTGGTGATGTAATTGTATTAGAAGTAGTTGTACTGCTACCAGCATTAGTATTGTTAGATGAATTACTAGACGTCGTTACATTCGCAGAACTATTTTTATTCTTTTTTTCCGCCAACATTTGTTTGTACTTTACTGGATTATTTGTTATCCATTCCTTTTGCTTTGCTCTTTCTACAGGGTCAGAGCTAAAGTTTGTTCTTGTTGATGTTGAAGAGTTAGAATTAGAAGAACTAGAATTATCGCCTCCAGTAGTGTTTGAGCTAGAAGAAGTACTTCCACCACCACTAGTATTTCTAGAGGTTATTGTTTTTGTAGGGTGAGTATGACCTTCTGGGCCACCGTGCCCTGTGTCAGCTGCTCCATGCTTCATGTACTTAGAAGCTCCAAAACTCATTACACTAGCTACTTTCGCAGCTCCTTTAGCATAACCATTCATTCTTGCAGCTCCAAAAGATTGAGAGTAACCCATTTTTGCAGCACCATGTGGGTGATCGTGAGAACCTTTAGATGTATCATAATCATGAGCGCCTTTGTATTTAGCTGCACCTTTTTGGTTTGCTTTTAATTCTTTAGCAGGGGCTGTTGAACTTTCGCCACCACCGTCTTGATTTGTTTTCATTTTTTTATCCATTACGTTTGTTTGTTTTTTTGCATTAATTTTTTTTCTGCTAATTGAGCATCTTTTTCCCAAGGACCTTTACCGGCCTGCATTACTGAGTAATCATATTCTTTTCCTTTAAACATTACTTTACCAGCTCCTTCAGAATTTACCTCATAATCTAATCCACTACCTGGATTTTTTATTTCACTTTTGTATTGATCAACGTGAACTTGCTCATGAGCTAATGTTTTTTGCATTTCTACTGGATCATCTAGTAAATCTTCATTTAAAATAATAACTCCATTTTTAGGCGTTCGCGCATAAACAGGATCATCACCCATATCTCTTTCAAATACAGACGTGTTCATTTTGTTTAAATCGAACGGAGGGTTTATTTTAAATGCCATTGTTGTAAGGAAATTTTTTATTAAACCATGATTGTCTTTTATCACAACCACAAGGTATGTTAAGACCGTCTGATATTTTATCTACAACGGTCTTAATACCTGTTTTGTTAGTGAATTTAGCAATGCTATCGCCTAATCCTTTGGATTCCATTTATTATATTGCTTCTGTTGCAATTGCAAAGTCAGAAAAATACATTTGCACTGGAGTAGCAGCTTCATCAAGTCCTAATTGAACAGTTGATTGTACACCTCCTGGATTAGCAGTTAATGCAGCGTATACAGCTTTTTGCGGTGACTTGCTTCCATTAACTATAGTTGGAACACCGGCGGTTCCATCTTTAGTTGTTGTTACAGTAATATTTATTACTCTTTGACTTAAAACCGCAGCTGGTACAGTTGCAGAACCATCGTTAGCAATAGCGTATCCTGCTTGAGTACTTACAGCGCCTTCTAATACAAGTGATAACACTCCTGTTCCTGCTACGTATGATACGCTTTGGATTTGATCTACGTTGACTAATTCAGATCCTTGTGTTAATGGTGCTGCTGAGTCAACAATGTTGAATTTTAAAAATTTTGACATTTGTTTTTGTTTTGTGGCTGTTAAGCCTGGTTTGGTTGTTTTTTTTGATTTATCAGTTTACTCTGTTTATTTATTTTTCGGTAAGGATTTTATTTTACCGTTATGTGTTCTAGCATATCTATGTGTAGATGTTTCTTTGCTAGGTATTAATTCACCTGAGTACGTAGCGTCTCCATATTTCCAGCTAACTGTCTTAGCAGCTCCATAATGTTCAGCGCCAGTAGAATTATGTCCATCATAATTATAACTACCATGTGCATCATCAAACAACGCCTCAGCGTGTCCTTCGTGGCCTTCTGCCATTTCTTTTCTACCTCTTGCTACATCTTCTTCTTCCCATGAATTAACCATGTGATGCTTTGAGTGCTTTGCGTTTCCGCTGTAATGACCGTAATGTCCTTTGTGATTGTATCCCATAGTTATGAATTTGCGTGATATGCCGAAAGCATCTTCTTAGCTTCTTCAGCAGAAGAAAAACCTGATTTCCAAACACCACCTTTTTTATTATTTAAAATAACGTATTTATCGCCACGCTTTACAACGCAACCACTTCCACCCTCTGACTCTGCGCAACCTTTACCGGCCTTAGCAGCACCTAATCTGTTCATTAGAATGTTTGCCATAACTATATGTTTTGTAAAGCTACTATATCAGTTAAAGCAGTTGATCCAGTTGATAACACTTTAACCACCAGTAGATCTATTACTTTTCCAGCAACTACATTATTTAAAGTAACTTGATTACCAGAAACATCTTCAACAACAACATTACCTGTTGTTCCAAAATATAAAGAGTAACCATCACTAATATTAGCAGCGTTACTTTTATATATTTCATACGTAGCAGCTTGAGTGGGACTACCACTTAACGTTATCGTATTTGCATCGTCCACACTTACCACGGTAAATATCTCGCCATTAGTGTATACTACGTCTCCTCCAGATATAACATATCCCAGAGGGTTAGTTACTGCTGGTAAAAAATCACTACCAGCATCAATTAATTGATTTGTAGCCCCTGTGTTTGTACCACTAGCTATAACCCCAGGTTGAGGTATATTAATAGTGTCGCTGAGGATAACACTTACCGATGAATTGTATGTACTCATTTTTTTGTTTTTTATAATTCTCCAACTCTGCCTTGTGCGCAAAGAACTGGATTGATTCCTTTATATTTAACAGGAGCTTTAAGTATTTGCATACCTGTTATTCCATTACTAGCTCCTTGACCATGAACTCTGCCTTCTTGATTTAAAGGCCCGTCCCATATATGAGATTCACCTACTACACCAACTTTTTGTCCTGGTTTTAATTTTTCCATTGCTGGATCGTATTTTTTGTGGTCCATAATTATTTTTATTTATTTATTTATTTCTTTTTCTCATATCGTTCCAATACATAGTATGCATTGTGTCTACGTTACAGTGTGTAGGTCATTTATATTTTTTAGCAGCTCCAGCAAACAATCCTCCGTAAGATTGACCAAACATTTCTCCAGCGTTTGTTATAGCACTATTTTTAAAACCTACAGCATTCATAGGTTGTAATTCTTGCCCTAAAGGGTTTCTTAATTTAGATTCAGAAGTTTCTTGTTCACTAGGATTATCTGTATAAGATTGCTGTGCGTCTGATACTAGTTGGTTTTGAGTTGCGTTAACACCATTTCTAATATTGCCATATTGAGACATCATATTACCAATACCTAATCTTCTTCCATAACCTCCACCATACTGAGACACTTGATCTTGACTGTATTCCTCTGGAGACATACCTGCTTCTTCTGATTTAAATCTTAGTCTAGCCGCGTCTCTCGCTTCTTTAGCAGAATTAAAAGCATCCATTAAACCAGCTGACTGAGCGTTCGCTCTTCCACCTGGCCCTTTATTATCCATCATTGCAGAATAAGCATCACTATAAGCTGAATTAGCATCAGATAAGTAACTTGGGTCAGTTGATTCTGGCTCTGGCGCTGCACCAACAGCTTGTTGATTATTTAATCCTAAAGCGGCTAGATTAGCTGGATTTCCACCACCAATAGCGCTAACTATTCCTCCAGATCTACTACCTGAGATTCTTGATCCCGCCGCTGCACTTGCTGCTGTTGTACTCATTTATCTGCTTTTATCTTTATTAACGTTATATATAGATTTAGTTAAAACCTTATCTATATATGAATTTCCTTTTATAATCTTGTTTCGCCTTTTACTAATAGGTATATCATCTTCACCTAGCATTATGCGATATATTCTTTTAATAAGCTGTTTACCTTTAAAAGAAACTTTGTATATGTTGTACTTTTGAGTTGTTCTATTTCTCTGTCTCCAAACAGAAATCCATTCGCCCTTTATTAATCTACTCCATCTTCTATTATCCCAACTGTAAGAGTAAGAACCTGCTTCAAAATCTTTTTTTGTAAACAAGTCTATACAATCTAAATATATCAATAGTTCTAAATCTGCTTCATTTAGATCGTTGTTTTTGGAAGCCCATTTACGTATTATTCGATAATGTTTTAGCAGATTAAGATTTTTTAAATCTCCTGCTTCTAGCTTTTTCACAAAACAACGACCACGTCCGTTGACTTAATAACGTGATATATTTTTTTATTATTCTGTATCTTATGACCTGCATGTTTATCATAAAATATAATATCTTCTTTTTTAACACCTTCAACATCATTACCTAAGCTTATGATTTTAGCTTTTAAGTACCTAATGTCATCTCTATGTATTTCTGCTAAAAGCAACCCACCATCTGTTTCTTGAATTTGATCTTCTAGCTTTTCTATAATTAAATTTCTACCTAGCGCTTTCATCTATTCTCATATTATTAATTACACAATCAGTAGAAAGGATAGTTGTTGCCACAGAAGCCGCGTTAATTAAAGCGCTTTTAGTTACGAGCAAAGGATCAATAATCCCTGACTCAACCATATTTACCATTTTTCCTGTAACCACGTTTAATCCAGTACCATCATTTTTATTAAAATCAGGTTCTTTAATATTAGCGTTTTTAAGTATAGTTTTAAAAGGTGACTTTATAGCTTCTAACAACACTTTTTGACCTTTTGTTTTAGGTTTTATTATTGACGAAGCATTTAATAAAGCAATACCACCTCCTGGTACTATACCTTGTTTTATAGCGGCTTTTGTAGCACATATAGCGTCTTCGACCCTATCTGTTTTTTCTTTTAATTCTACATCAGAAAAAGCGCCTACTTTTACTATAGCCACTTTAGCACTTAATGTAGCTAATCTTCTTTCTAAATTAACAACAACGTGTGCAGGGTTTTTCTTTTTTAAATCTTTTTTAATTTTTTCTATAAAATCTTTAGCTTCATCAGGTATTTCTTCTACTTGAATTACTGTTTGATTTTCTTGAGAAACTGACTTTACACATTCACCTAAATAATCTATTTGTATTGCATTTAAATCATCGCCTAAGTCCTCATTTATTATAGTTGAGTTTGTAAGCAAAGCTAAATCATTTAGTATTTCTTTTTTGCGTAAGCCATACGCTGGAGGGTCTACAACATTTACTTTAATATTACCCTTCATTTTATTCATTACCAAAGCAGAAAGAACAGTAGGATCAACTTCGCCTATTAAAAGTAATGGTTTGTTGTTTTTTATTACATGTTCTAACACAGGTTGTATTTGTCTAATAGATTCTACTTTTGATTCCATTATTAAAACCAGCGGTTTATCTAGTTCTGCCGTGCCTTTTTCTTTATCAGTTATAAAGTTTTGATGGCAATAACCTTTGTAGTATTCTATACCATCTACTATCTCTGTTTCTGTTATTCCATTTTCAGAAACACCAAGTGTCACAATCCCTGTTTCACCTACTTCTCTAAAAGCATCACCTATTAACTTACCTAGAACTTTATCATTGTTGGTTGATATAGTTGCTATATCGTCTATCATGTCACCTTTGACAGGTATACTTATTGATTCTAAATATTTAACAACTTTATCAACAGCTTTATTTATACCTTCTTTTAGCTCTCTAGTGTTTATGTCTTTACTACGAGCTTCACTCAGTATAGCGTGAGCTAACACGGTAGCTGTGGTTGTTCCATCACCAGCTTCGTTAACTGTTTTTCTAGCTGCACCTTTTAATAAAGTTGCACCCATATTTTCTATTGGATCGTGCAGTGTTATGCAGTTCGCGACAGTAACACCATCTTTTGTTATGACAGGATTACCCTGGTCATCTTCCATTATAACACATTTACCGCTAGCTCCAAGTGTGGAGCTAACAGCGTTTGTGAGTTGTTCAATTCCTTTAAATATTTTATCTTTAGCTTCGTCTCCAAAACTAAGATTTTTTACTATAGCATCAGCCATGATTTAATTAGATTTAATTTAATTTATTTTATTTAAAAGTTTTTACTACCTTAGGTCCGTTTAAAAATTCAACTTTCTTTTTGTAGTGTTCTATTGTCTTATCTATTGAAGTCTCGGCAGCTTCCATTGTTTCTCGCCGAGTTACATCCTTCCAGGTCTCTTCGTTTCGAAGATCTTGGTATTCTGTTTGGTAGTAACCGTTTGGTAATTGAACTATACGCCAGTTAGCTTTGTCGGCTATATGGTTCCATAGTTTAATTTGGTTTTCATCTGGTTGCGGTTGACTAGTCCACGAATTAGTCTCGTAATAAAATGTCATTGGTTTTGGTTTTAAATTAGACATTGGTTATTGCTCTCACCGAGCAGGTATATTTATATTATCACTTGTTTGGTGTTGTTTTTACTTTAACTATGTTATTGTAATTATTTCAGTGTTATTAAGAATATCATTATTAATGTTTATTTTTTTAACTTTTAATCTTAAATAGTAATCTCCCGAGCTACTACCTGCACTAACCGAGCTAGCCGTTAGTATTACAGACGCCCTTGCGTATGCAGTACCAGAACCCTCTTGTAGTCCTCCGCCTGATACACTTAAAGCACCTGCTGAAACTCCTTGCATAACCGTTCTTCTTGTGTTTGCAGCATTGATTGTAGCTTGTGGAACCACCCAAGCGGTACTCGTTCTTACAGTACCGACTGCTGGCGTCCATTTATAATCAAGTCTCAAATCAGCATTGAAGGTTGGCGCTGAAGCTCCAGCAGTATCGTTGTCTTGAAATACATAGAAGTCCTCCACTATGTAAGTGTAAGGTCCGGTATCTTGTGCTATTAACACTCTAGGAGTTGTGTCTATAGTAGCCATATTGGCAAATGAAATTTTAAAAGTATAATACCTTGCATCTTCAACTACTTTACCACCACTACCAAAACCCGTTGAGTACTGAGGAGTTCTTGTGGTAGATGTAGACGACCCCCATTCAACACCGGATCCATAGTAACCCATTTTTACATATCCAACAGGAGTGTCTCCTGTTGTACTAACAAACAAATATTGTTCCGTAGTAGGACCTACATTTAAAGATCCTCTTACTCTTGCATTCTTTCCTACATCCAATGATGCTTCCGGTTGTGTAATAGAGCCAGGATAAGCATCAGTACAAATTCCCAATCTTGCACTATTAGAACTAAGATTTAAAGTTCCCCCATCAGCATCACCACCGTTACCTGTAATGGTCATTCTTGCACCAGTTACTGTTATTCTTTTAGCGGTTCCTGTACCTATATTCGCCTGACTCATAGCAGAATTTCCCAACGTAGTTCCATTAGGGGTGAACATTGGTATAAAGTTAGTTGTTCCTGAACCTCCTATTGCGCCAATGTCAGTTCTTACCTCTGCACCAGTTCTATATTTAATTACACCGCTATCAGAAACTAAAAACTTATCAGTGTCTGTAGATACGTTGTTTATTGTGGAAATATTTAATTCGCCTGATATAAGTATACCATAATTTTTTGTCCCAAGTTTTGTTGATCCTTCGTAATTTAACTCAACCTCTCCCCCCATCCTACCTGTAATAACATGGTTCTGGTCACTTGTACCACTCATTAGCTCAAAAAGACCGTCTTGTGCATCAACATACATTGCTTGGAATGAACCTACTTCAATTTCACCTACATCAAAACCGCCAGTGTCAAAAATTAATTTTCCCTGAGAATCAGAAGATCCTAAGGTTAAGTTTGCGTTTATAATTTGATTACAGTATGTTTCTATAGCCATTTATATTTAGTTTATTTATTAATTAAATTTGATTAGATTATTACTACGCAATAACCTTACTTACTAAAACTCTAATGTTTCCAGCAGGAAAGCTATTACCTGATATACCAACTTGATTTGTAGAAGTTCTATCTACACAAGCATATATTGTTTCATAATTAGTAGCATTGTATAGTTGTACTATTACATCATAAGATCCTAAGTTATGAGTTATTGTTCCAAACCCAGTTATAGTAGCTGCGTACGAATTAGCATCGTGAGTTGCGGCTGCAAGGTTTGCTACGGTTACCGCTTTGTTTGTGTCGGTTGAAGTATCATAAATTATTAACTCATCATTAGTAGCGGGCGCAGAAGCTAAGTTTGTTTGACCTTTAATGTCAAGACCAACAACAGGAACTGGTCCTGATGAAGAGGCTACTATAATACCCTTTTCGTCATTAGTTGTAGAAGCTGTAACGCCTGTTACATCACCTTGTGGTATTGTTGGGAAAGTAATTAAATCACCCTCACCATTTACATATTGAGATGTAGTTCCTTGCCATACACCGGTCATTGTGCCACTTCCTGTGATTGTGTTTGAGGCTACATTTAAAGCAGTACCGTCGGTTTTAAAGTTTACACTTGTTACGCCAGACACTGGTAGAGTTCCTAAAGTTAAATCACCAAGAACAACTTGAGAAGATGTACCGGCTCCTGATATGTTAAAGTCAGGATCAGTAGCAGTTCCAGTTTCCGTGATAGTAAGTGCGGTACCTGTTTCTGTTATATCAATGCTAGTTATAGTACCACCTGAATTTGTAGGTGTTACCCAAGTACCATCTCCACGTAAAAACGTACTGTTTGAACCACCGCTTGGAACGTGACCTACATTAGAACCACCATTATAACCAAATGATTGAACTGATACAGATCCAACTGAAGCAGTTTGAGAAGTTATTGCTTGACCAGTAGAAGCGGATACCGCATTACCAGAACTAAATTGACTAACACCTTCATCAGACTGAACAATAACCCAGTCATTTATATCAGATGTTCCTGCGGCTGCATCTTGTTTACATATTACGGAATCTCCATCATCTAATTGTACTGATCCATAAAAACTACCAGAGGTTGTTACCACATAGTAATCACCGACTGATATTGCTACTCTTGAACCACCTGTTGTAAGGTTACCGCCACCATCTATTGCACCGGATCCAGCATTAAAGCCGTCTTTGAAAGTTAAGCCTCCAGTTACAAGTCCATCTACATAAGCTTTAGAAGCAGCATCTGTTCCAGCGCTAACTGTGTCAATACCTTGAATACGTCCTGTTCCGCCTAATGTGATATCTCCACCTGAAACTGTCAAGTCTCCAGCAATTACTACATCTGTTGGTAAACCAATAGTAACACTACCATTATTTCCAGCAGATTCTGAAACAGCTATTTGGCTAGCCGTACCGTTTATTGTTACGGCAGACTTGATACCAGAACCAGTACCACCAGCTGTTAAATTAAGAACAGCAGAATTAGCACCGCCTGCAGCAACTGGTAATGTATATGTTTCATTTGTATTAGATGGTGCTGTATATGTTACTCTTTTATTTGTAGAATCAAAAGCAACACTCGCGCCACCTGAAGCAGCAAACTGTAAATCTACCGTATCAGTAACTGTGAACTGCTCGGTTCCACCAGAATTTGCAATACCTAAAGAAGTTGTATTAGCTACGGTGTTTGTAACTGTAACCGCGCCTGTAGAGCCGCTTACAGAAATACCAGTACCTGCGGCAATGCTAGTTACACCTGTGTTTGTTATTGTTAAAGTATCTGTTGCACTAACAGCTGTATCAATACCTGTACCACCAACAAAAGAAGCTGTATTTCCATCAGCTATTGCTTGAGGTGTTCCAGTGTCTCCATCTAGCGTCCATGAAGTATATGCTCCAGCAGGAGTTGCCCATGTGCCATCACCTCTATAGAATTCAGTGCTAGTTCCAGATCCTCCAGCTAATGTACTAGTTAAAGTAACAGCACCGGTGGACACGTTAACTGAATTTGTTATATATGTAGACGTTCCTCCAGCTAATGAAGATACACCTGAACCAGTTCCGTCCATTTCAACCCACGCGCTTCCATTATAGAAATACATAATGTTGGTGGTGGTGTTGTAATACATTTGACCTTCTACCTCACTACCTGTCGCTGGTGCAGAGGTTTCATTGTCTATGACCGGAAGCAAAAGCTCATTACGGTTCATTTCAATATCAGAGCCATTCATTGCAATGGCGCAGTAGTAATTAATAGGCATAGTTTATTTTTTTTATATTGTTAATTTAGTATTGACGATCCTGCTACTGTTTTATCAAAATCGACTGTTATTGTCGTTGCGTTTGTGTATGTTATACACCCTTTTATTTCTTTTGGAGGATTTGAGTTATCAGTCAAAGTTACTGAAGGTTCTGCCTTACCTGTTGTATTGTTTATAACCCATTGTATTGATGAGGTAAAATTTTGTTTTAAATTTACATCTCCACCTTGTATGTCAAAGTGTATCAATGTATATTGAGTTCCTTGTGGAGCAATAACTCCATTACCTCCGATGTAGGTTAAATCAGCTATATAATAAAAAGGATCTGCAGGATCTACAGTGTAAGTGTCTAATGTATAATTACCAAACTGACTTATCTGATCACCTTGACCTAGTAATATAGGTTTACCTGTTATATACTCTAAAAACTTAACTACATTCTGACCATTTAGTTCTGTTATAGATATTCTTACTTGTGTTAAAGTATTAAGCCCCGTTCCAGATCCACCACCACCGGTTTTAGATATAGTACCTGCTCCACCGTTTTGGGTGTCAGACCACTTAAATGACATTTGACCCCCTATATTAACTTTAGCGTTAATATTAAGATAAGTAGCTACTGCCGATGCAGTGAATTGCTTTGTCTGTCTGTTTGCCGCGTTAGTTCCTATCCATGCGTCATTATCTGTGACAGTTGTATCGAACGGATACGAACTTATTCTAGCCATGTGTTTTTATATTACTTGGTATCTTACTGTTATAGAAACAAATCCAGTCCCCTGAATTGTAGCTGAATCAATTACACCAAAAGTTATAGGACTGTTTAGCTTAGGAGTTGTAGCTTTTAAAGCAAATACATCAATTTGTCCCAAAGTATCGGTGTCGCCAAAAGAAGCAGGTATCTTAGCTTGTATAGAATCTGCATTTATATTAGCATAAGAAGCTTGTGCTCCTAAAACAAGATCAGCACTCCAATTCATTGTTGTGCTAGGATTTGTTGGGTAACCTAGCACTGTTAGATAAGCTTGTGTTATAATTGTTGTCCCCGCTTGAGCCGGTACAACAGTTATTGCTGTGGTTGCTAATGCTAGCCATTCTGCATTACTTAAGGTTTTTGTTACCTCCACGTAGTTTTCGGTAGCGAATGTTGCAATACTAGATACACTAAAGTTTCTAGTAGTTGGCATTTCATCAGAACCAGCCGTAGGTATAGATGTACCTATTATATAGTCTCCTTTTTTAGGTGTACCTTTTGGATAGCTTTGCAGTATAGACATTTAGTTAGTTTTTATTTGTTTTCTTTAGTCTATATCATTACAGGTTTTGAAGTGTTTTTACATAAAGTGTGACAATAGGGTGTTACTTATCTATATTATAAGGCTTATGTCACTGTTTTTAAAAAAGTTGTTACAAATATAGGGGTATGGTGTTGCCCCCTATCCTCGCTTTCTTTTTCTCTAGGGAAAACGGGTTTCAAATTTACGGGTCCGCGTCCGTTTCAGGATTTTCCATGTCATATATACGACTTTCCAGGCCCCCGAGCGGGGGGTTTAGACTTTTCTACCTAGATTTCATACCTATTATCCTGTCTAGCTCGTCTTTTCCTTGTGAGATTTAGGTGTATGACACATTGACATGACACATATGACTGATTGTCATGACATTACGTCATATATATAATATACTATTGTTAATGACATAGTGACATAGTGGTATGACATCTTGTCATCTTCTACTACTAAACTATTTTACATACTTAATACGAAGTTATAATGATAATATAAATGTAACTAATAAAAACTAATAACAATAAGAATATGGAATTACTACAATACATTGACTTCACTTCAATATGTGATGACTTTAATTTAGAAACTGGTGACATTACACCACCACAACAACTTGAATTAGAAAATATAATTTCACAATTTATAAAACAAAATAAATAATTACAAACATAATACGAATACATAATGATAATAATAATGTAACTAATAAAAACTAATAATAATAATAAATACTTTTAACTATGCAAAATTCAATTACTTCAAAAAGATTCGTCATCAGAAAATCTTTAATCGGCAAAAATACTACTATCAATGTAGAATTTAAATCAGGAAAAACTTTCACTTACAATCATGATATTGTATATGAACTAATGAAAGATAAATTATCTTCTATAAATTGCTTCAACAAATATGGTTCGTATACTTCTTCAACTAGCGTTCCAGTTGTACTAAGGGATAAAGAGGTAGTATAACTACTACTTCTTTACCAAACGGTGACTATCCGAACCGAGTAGGCAACAGACTAAACTGGATATTATACAGGCGCGTTAAGCTGTGTACATCACCTGTCTAAACAATGTTGAAAACAGCAGTGTCATTATGGTACTCGAGTGTGTTCGATTCACACTATGGCAACTAATAACTAAATTATAACTATGTCAAATTTCAAATTCAGAGGATTTATTCCTGCAGTAACTAAATATGTAAAATCAAAACCATTAACAGAAGTGGTAGCGGAAGTAATAGCTTTCGGTTTACTAATGCCATTAGCGTTTGGCGGAATTGCCTTCTTCATCTTTATGATGATAACAGGTCAAGTTGATTATTCAGCGATGGATTCTATTAAATGTCAAATCTGCTACTAATGAAAAGTTACTATAGCAAACTACAGCAGAGATTTATAGCTCGTGAAGAATATTTTGACGAGCTACTCTTTGGAACGCTCAATGATGAGAACTACGAAAAACCAATACAAACTAAATACGACTCAAAATCGATAATATAAATGTAACACAGAGACAATAACAACTAGCAAATTCAAAATAAGCACTATTGTTTCTGTTGTTACTAATTAATAACTAATAAAAAATATAACTATGTCAACATTCTCTTATACATTACTAAAAATCTCGTGGAATCTCTACGACAAACATTACACTAAATTAACTGACGAGCAAAAGTCTAAAGTTATGGATATCTACTACGATTTCTACTAAAATACATAACGGTTTCACTCTGCATTTTGACTACGCGAGCTCTACTTTGTGAGGCGGTTCGATTCCGCCAATGTCTACTAATAACTAATAATAAAATAATACTATGCAATTTATACTAACATGCCAGAATGGCAAGCAAATCGACGTGAGCGGATATGTGCTCATGCAACTTGAAGGCGAGATTACTCGTGAACAAGTAGAAAATAAAATTAAATTCTATCAACAAACTAATTTAAAATAATACTATGCAATTTCAAGATACTAAATTTAAAGAGTTAGACGCTAAAGGTCTAATCACTGATAAACTAAATCAAATAAAAAAGTTTGAAACTAAGTACAAACCCTGTACTTCAAGTATAGCTATGTACAAATGGTGTACTGACTACGAATATCGTAAGCGTGAATGGCAATTCAGACAAGGAATATCTAATTATGCTACTCACAATGCTCATAAAGCATTTCAAGGTACAGATAAATCCGTACTATAATACATACAAAATACGATTAACTATTGATAATATAATAAATTAAACTATGCAAAATATAATCAAAAAAGTAAACAAAACTACTATCAAATTAAACAACATAACTTATAAAGGTTATAATGTTGGCGAATTACCAAACAGATTTGCTTTCATCTACAATGAAGACAAAGACCAAGAAGGTATTAACTCGTGGTTTAACTACCAAGGATTAACTTATATCGAATATAAACCTACAATCTGGTCTTATGTCTAATCCAACTAACATGAAAGAGCTTCTAGCCTATGCCAAAGCGCAGAAAAAAATCAGAGCAGACGGGCATAGACGTCTAACTCTACTCAACGGAACGTGTAGTGGACTAACTGACGCAGAGTACAACAAAGTTGTAACAAGACAGAAATCTAGTTTCCCAAAAGCTAGAAAGTTCACTCACAACCGTATGTGGCGCGAAACAAGTAAAGAATATTCAGTAAAACAATTAATAGAAATAGTAAAAACATGAGCGATACAATAAAAAAGTGGCACGAGATGCAAGAAGAGTTTACAGAAGTGGTAGAAGTAAAACCAGTTAAATATATATTCTTACTAGACTATGAAGACGCTACACCATATAGATATGACATTAGCGTGTTATGTAACGAAGGAAATAAATGGAATCCTGAAACACAGTCTTGCGAGCAGTTCTTAGAACTAGCAGGACACAGTATAAACAACTGTGAATGGATGGTAACTAGCAAAGAATTCATACAACGTGGAAACTAAAGCAACTAACCCATGGGATTTAGCGTGGTCTAAATGGTGGGTACAACAGAATTATAAGAAATGTGAAGTGGACGAAATGACACTGAGCGAAATATATGAACTATTAGAACAAGATTAAATGAAAACACTTAAACTAACAGAAAGCGACTGTATATTTATACACTATGCACTGAAACAATACGCTATCCAAACCGAAAACCTGGACAAAGTTGATCGGCAAGAAATATACGAAGTAGCAAATAAATTTAAATAAAATGAGTAAAATAGACGAAATAATAGACAAAGAGTTAAAAATGTTTGATAGAGGCATAGTAGCAACTCCAAAAGATAGAGAGTCTTTAGACGCTTTTGCAAAAGCAAATCAAGGTTCTATGGATTACTTGTTAACACAAATGGCAGTGCAATTAGGTTATATAACTGCGCTAAAATTTATAAAAAAAGAAATAAACATATGAGTAAAATGAAAGAGCTAGATTCTATTGCACAAGGTGTAGCGGATCATATGAAAGAAATCATTGAAGACAGTGTTGATTGGCAACTAGCTGACCAACCATTTGACGGTGATGACTATCAAAGAATGAAAGAATATGTAATAAATGTTGCTTTAAATAAGTTATTACAAACATAATACGAACTATTGTTGATAATATAGATGTAACAAATAAAAATAAAACTATGTATTGTAAATGCGGCACAGTAGTGCATCCTATCAGAGTAAATTATGGTTATAAATCGTGTGTTCCTTGTAGCACAGTTCAAGATTATAGTTATATACCTATAATAAACCATAAGACAGGTAACACAATACAAATTGTCAGCCAAGAAGTAAGTGCATCAGTGCACAGAGCTTGGCGACGTAAGTAGCTACGGACGGGTGAGGGATCGTTATGAACTCCGCGAGTAGTTAATAGCTAGACGAGTAGCTTAATTAGGATTTAGGTGGGCGAATGCTGTAAAGATACCACGACAAATGGTACCTAAATTACATAAGCGAATTGCTAGTAGCTAGATGAGTGGTCTAATCAGTGTAAGTAATAACTTACTCTCAGAGATCGACTCTAGCGGCAACTAGGTAGGGTTACTACTGACGAGTATGAGGGTTCGAGTCCCTCGCTAGTTACAAATGTGCAGCGAATAAATAACAAACCTGCAAATCGGTTAGAGTGTAACTAATTTAGGTTACCGAAAAGCGGTTAGGAAATGACTGCACACACGGGGGTGACCTGGTATTGACGTGATAGAAAGCCTATATGGAACTATTGCGGAAGAGAGTTCGAATCTCTCCACCTCCACTAAACTTAAAATAAAATAACTATGGAAAACCTTTATGAACAATTAGAAGAGTTGATAGATACTATCAAATACTCACACGCTGCAGGCGATGAAAATCCAGATTACTTAGAAAACGACTACTTTGAAGAAGTTGTAGAAGCATGTAAAGAAATTTTAAAATACACAGATAATTAAATTATGAACAAAGAATACAACGGATGGACAAACTACGCTACGTGGCGAGTAAACGTAGAGATTATTGATGGTATAGAAATTGATACTATAATATGTGCAGAATATATAAAAGAATACGTAGAAGACGTAGTGTTTGGTCAGTATGAGCTTGGCAACGGATCTCATTTAGTTGAAGATTACGCGAGAGCTTTTGTGTCTGAAGTTAATTTTTATGAAATAGCTCAGAGTATTAACGAAGAACTAGAATTACAAACAAAATACGATGACTAATGGATAATATTAATGTAACAAATAAAAAATTATGAGATCAAACTTATTATCTCGGCTAAAGCCCGAGTTTAAAAAAGGCTTGGAAGACAACAAAGTTAGATATCCTAGTACGACTAACGATATTGAGTTCTTGCTTACTCAATTGTTTTACTACGACGACTTAACTGTACGTCAAGTGTTAAACATCTTTGTGTTCTCTGACATGGAGTATCTTGACAGAAAATCATTCGATTGGCGTTACGGTGAAGACGTGTTCGAAGTTGAAAACAATGTAGCATAATGGCTATGTGCGAATGGACGCTTGCAGATATTAAGAATAGAGCAAGCAATAAAGCTTTTGCAAAGGTTACAATACTAACCTTAGATGTTGAAACTTACAAGGAAGACTTAAGAACAGGTAATATCGGAGGTGTTACATATGAAGAGTTTGAGCAAGTAGTAAAAGGTTACGAAACAGAGCTTCAAATATGGAATTATATAACAGAATTAATAGAAAAACAATAAAATGGCAAAATTTATAACAGACGAGCTTATCGAACAAAAAATGATAAGCTATGGCTACGGAGAAACTAATTCTCACGACGAAGAATATGTGCGTGAACTAATACTAAAGCATT